ATCTTTAAAAGTAGCCGACTCGTTAAAAAATCCTTTATTAGTTAACTCAATAAAAAGTTCTATATCAACATATAATACCGCTACACTAGCAGAAATAAAAAACTTACCATTACATGATTTCGGTATTTATTTAGAGTTAGAGCCAGAAGAAGAAGAAAAAGCTAGATTAGAGCAAAATATACAAATGGCTATACAGCAAGGTGGTATAGACTTAGAAGATGCTATTGACATTAGAAGAATTAGAAACTTGAAGCTTGCTAATGATGTTTTAAAACAAAAACGTAAAGCAAAACAAAAAAGAGAGCAAGAAATGCAAATGCAAATGGCTCAACAACAAGAGCAAGCAAAAGCAGCATCAGCTCAAGCTATAGCTGAAGCAGAAATGCAAAAACAACAAGCTCTTACTGCTTCTAATGTACAGTATGAACAAGCTAAGAATCAAATGGCTATTCAAAAAATAGAATATCAAGCTAAGCTTGAACAACAAAAAATGCAACAACAACATATGTTTGACATGGAGTTAAAGAAAATGGAAGTTGATGCTATGAAAGAAAAAGAATCTTTTATCGAAGATCGTAAAGATAAAAGGACTCGGATGGAGGGTACTCAACAAAGTGAGATGATAGATCAAAGAAACAATGATCTTATGCCTATAAATTTTGAGCAAAAACAAAGTATGTAAATACTAATTACTAATTTTATAATATTTTATTATGTCAGAAAAAGAAACAAAAAAGCCTGAGGTGACTAAAGAGGTCAAATCAGAAGGCGGTGATATGAAAATAAAATCTAAGCCTAAAAAGTTTACTGCAAAAGATCAACCTGTAAAAGTTGATTTAAGAAAAGATCCTAATGTAAAAATTGAGGAACCAGTAAAAGTTGAAATTAAAAAAGAAGATAATGCCATTCAAATCGGAGAAACAAAGGAGGTACCTGTGGGCGACAAACCCGAAGCTAGCAAAAAAGTGGACGGAAAAATATCAGAGTCCGAATCGCCTATTATCGAACTTAATAAAGAAGAACAAAAAGAAATAAAAAAAGTAGAGCAGAAAGTTGCTGAAGCTAAAAGAGACGAACAAGTATTAGGTAGACAGCTACCTGAAAACATTGAAAAGCTTGTTTCTTTTATGGAAGATACTGGTGGTACTGTTCAAGACTATGTAAGGTTAAATCATGATTATTCAAATGTTAATGATGAGTCTTTACTTAGAGAATACTATAAAAATACTAAGCCACATCTTACGCATGACGAAATTTCATTTGTAATGGAAGATCAATTTACGTTTGATGCGGACGTTGATGAAGAGCGAGACATCAAAAAAAAGAAACTTGCTAAAAAAGAGGCGGTTGCAGAAGCACGTGGTCATTTAGAAGACTTGAAGAAAAGGTATTATGAAGAAATAAAATTAAGACCTGGAGTAACTCAAGAACAACAAAAGGCTGTGGACTTTTTTAATCGCTACAACACAGAACAAGAAATAGCAACGCAACAACACAAAGACTTTGTTAACAACACTAAAAGTTATTTCTCTAATGAATTCAAAGGTTTTGATTTCGAAGTTGGAGAAAAGAATTTTAGATATGGGGTTAAAAATGTTAATGATGTTGCAGAGAATCAATCTAATTTAAACAACTTCGTCGGGAAGTTCTTAGACACAGAAGGAAACGTTAAAGATACGAAAGGTTATCATAAGGCTATATATGCTGCACAGAATATAGATAAAATCGTAAATCATTTTTACGAACAAGGGAAATCTGATGGAATTAAAACTGTAGTAGACAGCTCAAAGAATATTTCTAATGAAGCTCGTCAAACTCAAGGTGATATTTTTATCGGAGGTCTTAAAGTTAAAGCTATAGATGGTGTAGATAGTTCTAAATTGAGAATTAAAAAAAGTAAATTTAACAATTAAAACTATTTAAAAATGAGTGTATTAAGTCCTCAGTTCGGAAATTTAGTACCTACTCCCCAATTAGAAACATTAGCATCAAATTATTTGAATTTTGCTGACGGGGGTGGAAACGATTTCGCGCAACAATATCTACCTGAAATTTATGAAGCCGAGGTAGAACGTTATGGAAACAGAACGATTGGAGGCTTCTTAAGAATGGTGGGAGCAGAAATGCCAATGATGTCTGATCAAGTTGTTTGGTCAGAGCAAAACAGATTACATGTATCTTATGATAATGTAACTGCTGGAAATGGTGGTACTGCAAACACTTTAACTATTCAAGGTATAGGCGCAAGCATCGTAAACGTTGTTTTCCCTAACCAAACTATTGTAATTATGGATCCTGCTGATCCTTCGTTTACTTGTAAAGCAATGGTATTAACTTCTGGTGCAACTGCAAATCCTGCAACTGGAGTTCTTACTGTACAACCTTATACAAGAACAAACGTTAACGCTGGAGCTGCTAACAGAACTGGATTAAAGATATTTGTCTACGGTTCTGAGTTTGCGAAAGGTGTTACTGGACCAGGAGCTTCTCAATCTATTGAGCCACAATTATCAGTATTTAGTAACAAACCTATTATTATTAGAGATAGATACGCAGTATCTGGTTCTGATACAGCTCAAATTGGTTGGGTTGAGGTTGCTACTGAAGATGGTACTTCTGGTTACTTATGGTATTTGAAAGCTGAAGGTGAAACTAGATTAAGATTCGAAGATTACTTAGAGATGTCAATGATTGAAGGTGAATTAGCTGCTACAAACGCTATTGCTGCTACTATTGGAGCACAAGCTGGTGTTGCTGGAGCTACTGCTGGTCAAATCGGTACTGAAGGTTTATTTGCTGCTATTAACAATGGTGGTAATGTACTTTCTGGTTACGCTGGATCACTTCAAGATTTCGACTCTGTACTAAGATTATTAGACAGTCAAGGAGCAATTGAAGAAAATATGTTATTCTTAGACAGAAAAACTGAACTATTATTTGATAATATGTTAGCACAGCAAAATTCTTACGGAGCTGGTGGTACATCTTACGGTGTATTCGAAAACTCTGAAGACATGGCGCTTAACTTAGGTTTTTCTGGATTTAGAAGAGGTTCATATGACTTCTACAAAACTTCTTGGAAATACTTAAATGACGCTTCTTTAAGAGGTGGATCTTCAAACTTTGTTAACGGTGATAACATCGATGGTGTATTAGTACCTGCTGGAACTTCTACAGTATACGATCAATTACTAGGAACAAACATCAGAAGACCTTTCTTACATGTAAGATATAGAGCTTCTCAAGCTGATGATAGAAGAATGAAATCATGGTTAACAGGTTCTGTTGGCGGTGCTAGTACTTCTACTCTTGATGCTATGGAGGTTAACTTCTTATCAGAAAGATGTCTATGTACTCAAGCAAGAAATAATTTCGTATTATTTGTAGCTTAATTTTTATAAGGTAAGGGCGCTTCGGCGCCCAATACCTTTAACTTATTTAATTATATTATATTATGTCAAAAGAAAAAAAGATAAACTCAGCCGAAGAAGGTTGGGAAATAAAAGATAGAAGATATGTTATTAGAGGTGATAGAAACCCTTTAACATTTACAATAAAATCAAGACATACAGAGAAATATCCTCTGCTATATTTTGATACAGATAACAATACACAAAGAGCGTTAAGATATGCTACAAATCAATCTTCACCGTTTGTTGATGAACAAAAAGGAGAAGTAACATTGAGGCATATTGTTTTTGAAGATGGAGCTCTATTTGTGCCAAAAGAAGAACAGGCTTTGCAAAAATTACTTTCATTATATCACCCTGATAGAAATAAAAGATTTGCAGAATTAATGCCTGTAAAAGAAGCTGAAGATGAAGTGCAAGTTATTAATTATCAGATTGATGCTATGATGTTAGCAAGAGATATGGATATTGATCACGCAGAAGCTATTATGAGAACTGAAATAGGTTCTAAAGTAAATGAATTAAGTTCTAAAGAGCTAAGAAGAGATTTACTTAAATTTGCTAAAGATCAACCATATTTATTCTTAGAGTTAGCAAAAGATGACAATGTAGAACTTAGAAACTTTGGCGTAAAAGCTACTGAAGCTGGTATTATAAAATTATCACAAGACCAGAGAAGCTTTACAATGGGTAAAAATGATAGAAAACTGTTTAGTGTACCTTTTGATGAAAATCCATATTCAGCATTAGCTGCATGGTTTAAAACAGATGAAGGAGTAGAAATGTATAAATCTATTTCTAAAAAGTTTAAATAAATAATTAAGGCGGGTTCGCCCGCCTTTTTATAAAAATATTATAATGGCAATAAACATAAATACTGTATATAAAACAGTCTTATTAATACTTAACCAACAGCAAAGAGGATATATGACACCTGATGAATTCAACAAGGTTGCAGATCAGGTACAGTTAAATGTATTCGAAGGTTATTTTGAAGATTTAAATCAACAGTATAGACTGCCTCAAAATGATACTGAATATGCTAATAGAGTAGATAATCTAGAGCAGAAGTTACAGTATTTTCAAAGAACAGGAACTAGCACAGGTGCAAATCCTTTTACTCCAGCACCAAGTACTACAACATATAATGGTAATGTAGTAACTGATACTATATATAGAGTTGGTTCTGTATTTTACAAAGGAGTTCAATTAAACCAATACGCACAAAGAAACGAGATAACACAATTATTACTTTCCCCGTTAACTCAACCTACTACAGATTTTCCTATATATTTACATGAGAACGATAAGTTTTATGTATATCCTACTAGCATTATTGCAAACGCGGATATAACTTTTTCTTATGTTAAAAAACCTGAGCCACCAGTTTGGAGTTATGGTGTTGGAAATTTAGGTCAATATGAATATGCTTCAGGAACTTCTATAAATTTTGAACTAGCTGCTTCTGAACAAAGTAATGTTATTACTAGAGTATTATCCTATGCTGGAGTAATAATAAATGACCCAACGATAATACAGGTAGCTCAACAAGAAATAGCTGCAGAACAACAAAACGCAAAACTATAAGACATGCCTAAACCAGATGGCGGATT